TTCTATTATTAGATGCCAAATTAGCAGAGAAAGCCAAAAATTTAGAATTGGCAGAAGAACAAATATTCCGTTTATTTGCTCTGTGGCAAGGACAGGCTTGGGATGGACACATTGAATATCCTACAGCATTCCATATCAGAGATAAAAATTTAGATATGGATATCCTTAAGAAAGCCGCAGAAACCAATCCAGCAGATCCTAAAGTGAAAGCCGCAATTGATTCAAAAATTTATGAATTAATTGAAGGTGAAGATCTTGAAGAAGAAGAAATGGAACACCCAACCACTACTGCTACAACTAGAACACCACATATTCAAGAAATGATTATGGGTGGCTATACTGATCAACAGATATTAGAATTACATCCAGAAATCTCTCAAGCAGATCTTGACACAGCCAAACAAGAACTGTTAAACTCTAATAATTCATAGTAAAATGGCAAATAGTAAAATAATTAAAAATTGTGTTAAATGCCAACAATTAAATTATATTGATTGGTGGTGGCACGATGAATCTGAAGATCGCTGGGTATGCTACGGATGCGGAATGAATAGATCCAAAGAGTACGTGGAAGATCAAATACCAATGAGGAGATTTTATGAAACCGCACCTACAACACAAACACCTCTTAGTTAGAGCAGAAGTTAATTCCCCACCTTTCCAATTCTTTGACATAGATTCAGCCATGCGAGATCTTGTAAAGAAAATAGATATGAAAATACTATCAGGACCACATTCTGTGTGGTGTGGTGTGCAAGGCAATGTAGGTTATAGTTCAACCTGTATTATTGAAACATCATCTATAACATTCCATTCGTGGATGGAATCACACTATCCTGTGATTCAATTAGATGTGTATTCTTGTAAAGATTTTGAAATAGAAACGGTGTTGATGTGGCTCCGTCAATTTGATCCTGAAAGAATAGATTACAAATTTTTAGACAGAGAACACGATTTTAAAGCAGTAAAAGATGATACCATTACATTTGATCAAAAAGTAAATTATGTGGAGTAATATTATGAACAGGAATTTATTTAGACTACCAGAAGAGACTGCTCGTCATTTACAGATGAAAAAATTGTGTTTGGATTATTTTCATCACTATGAAAAATTGATGAAACACCCTAGCAAGACACACGCCGCTAGAGCCAGAAAAGCCTGTATCCTCTTAAAACAGGTAGCACACGCCAGAGGTATAGAATTATTAGATCTATATGCTCCATCTCGTAATGAAGGCAGACCAGACAAATTTCCAATCAAACATTGGCCTAAAACATTGGCTAAAAAACAACAGGAGAAACAGAATGGCTAGAAAAACTAGAAAACCCGCAGGCAAACCATCAGGCAGAAGACGACCTATGGGCGGTAAGAAATCAGGCAGAAGAAGATAGTGCCTCAGGCTACAAAAAGAAAAATAAGTAGCAAAGATGTTTATGACTGGATTAGAACGAAAATTAGCACGAGAAATTCAAAAACTGGAAAAGCAATCTGCCCTTATGCGAAAGCAACTCTTGAGACAGAAGCGATCCAGGTTGTGCATGGAAAACCTAACCTTGTGGATCAAATTAATCACTGTTGTAATCTCTTTGATACTCTTGCTTTGGACTGTGTCGTCATCATTCTTCAGCCTACGATAAAAGAATCAGCACTCGCCAAACTCTGTAATCAAGCACACAAAAACAACCCACAATTTGCCATCCTGTATGATCATCCAGACAACAAGGGCCTACATAAAGGTGTAAGTTTTTCCTTTGGCAAAGCACCTCTTATTATGATACAGAGATTGAAACAATTGAAAAATGCACAACGACAATTACAAAAAACTGATTATTATGAGTCTTGGGGTCTTGACCCTAATGATTCTATGTTCTATTAAAGTATTATAAATAATAGCAGTGAGCAAATCCTAATCACGGAAAACAAAAAGGAGGATCACGATGGATCAAAAAACATCGCAAGACGGATCAGTTGGTACTGCAACGATTGATACAGTCTCTAAAACAGAGCAGGACATAGCGGACAATCAACCCGCGAAAACTTATACCCAGGCTGAACTGGATGGATTAATGGCTGAAGTTCGTAAAAAAGCAGAAGCCAAATATGAAAAAAAGTATGGTCAGGTAGATGTTGAGCACTACAGAAATCTCTTGGAAAAGGAAGAATCTGAAAAGATTGCCAAAGCCAAAGAGAAGTCAGAGTTTGAAAAATTGTTGAAGGAAAATGCTGAAAAGTTTAACAGCAAAATCTCAACACTAACTTCTGAACTGACCAAGATAAAAGTGGATGGAGCATTAATAAATGCGGCATCTACCAAACGAGCCATAAACCCAGAGCAGGTAGCAAGGCTGGTTAGAGAAAATATCAAAATGTCAGAGGCAGGAGAAGTGGAAGTGATTGATCCTAAAACAGGGCAAACGAGATACACTGAAAACGGTGATCCGCTGACGGTAGATGGGTTGGTAAGTGAATTCCTACAAACTAATCCACATTTCGTTTCAGCAGGCACACCAGGCGGTGGCTCCAAGTCCAACACTCAAACTGAAGGTGTTCAAAAAGTTGATGTTAATAAATTGGATATGAAAAATCCAGAACATAGAAAGATCTATGCTGAGTATCGTAAGAAACTGGGCTATTAGATCGTAACAACAACTAAAAGGAGATTAGTCAAATGGCTAATGAATCAACAACAACAACATTGAATGACCTAATTGCACCTATCGTGCAAGAGGCAATGTTCGTGGCATCAGAAACAGCAATTATGCCAGGACTTGTAAAAGTATTCAATGTACCAGCAAATGCTGGTAAGGTATTACAAGTACCTTTATACTCAACACAAACAATCGCAAGTGACGCAGGTGAAGCATCTGATCTATCAAACACAGCAGTTTCAACTGATGTTGCAAACATCACATTAACTGAAGCAGGTATCATGACTACCTTGACTGACATGGCAAGAAACCATTCAATGTCAAACGTGGTTGCTGACCTAGGTAAGTTATTTGGTGAAGCGATTGCAAAAAGACACGACAGAGCATTAACAGGCTTATTCTCATCTTTCACAGCATCAATTGGTGCGGCTCAAGACGAGATTGAAGTAAAAGACTTATTTGAAGCGTATGCTACTTTAAAAGCGGCGGCGGTTCCAGGTCCTTACTTTGGCGTGTTCTCACCAAAAGCAATCTACAATGTTAAGAAAAACTTAACTAACTCATTCGTAAATCCAACTAACTCATTAACTGTAACAAACCAAGCAATGAGCGAAGGCTACATTGGTAGAATCGCAGGTATTGACATCTACGAAAGTTCAAACGTAGTTCAATTATCTGATACTTCAGTGGTTAATGCTGTATTCAGCAGAGACGCTTTAGGTATAGCGATTGCTCAACAATTAAATGTTGAGACTCAAAGAGACGCTTCATTAAGAGCAGAAGAAGTAGTAGCATCTACAAGATACGGTGTAAACATTCTTCACAACTCTTATGGTGTGAAAATCTTAGGAGACAACCAAATCAACTAATAATTGATTTTTTTGTTTTTTGAATTAAAGGGCGGTAGCAATATCGCCCTTTTTTTTTAAATATGGATATGACAGCAGTGGTTTGGTTCAATGGTCCATCTCAAAAAAAATTAATCTATACCTTGCCACCTCAAACATTAGAAGTGGGGTGTAATTTTATAGAGCGGTATAGACCTGTGCATCACGTGTGTGCTTATGACATACCAATTGTGCAGAAAATATCCATGACACCAGGCGTGCAGTATCACACCAGACCTGATGCTACTCGTGCTCATTGGAACATCATCAAAGACCATACATTAGCGAGCACCAATTCAGGCTGTTTGGCAGTGTATGTGGCTCTACAAAACACCAAAGGACCTGTCTATATTATTGGCTGTGATTGGGGCACCACAGACACCAGCACACAGGATGAATTGTATGGCAAAGGTTATACCACAAGAAAATACACCAATTCTATGCGTAGAAAGTTGAAAGAAATGTCACAAGGCAACCTTTTGTTGATTGTGAATGATAAGCAGGTGGATGTGGATCTGCCTCACATATCTACAGAATTATTTCTGTCTGCTCATTCTAATAAATAATTGCCAAGGGAAGGACCCTTGTAGAACTATTAAAGAAGGACTTTAAAATGGCGACATTCGCAACAGACTCAGACTTACTTGAATATGTGCCTGACATCAAAAAATACGGCATTCAAGAATTTCTCACAGAACACGAAAAAACTTACGACGATATAATCAGACTACTGAATATAAAATGGTGGCCTACTGCTGGTTATGGCAGATATGATATATCTGTATTGGGAGGATCAGAAAAACTATCTCCCAGCAGATTAAATTCTACCCAATTTACCAGAGCGGCAGTTTATCACGTGCTGGCTTACTACATCTATCCAAAGTTATCTACTTTTGAACCAGATGGAGATGCTTTTAGAGAACAACTTAACTTCTACAAGGCAAAATTTGAAGAAGAATTTGAATTGGTCCTAAGAGATGGAGTTCATTATGATTTGGACTCTTCAGGCTCATACACAGACAGTGA